TTTAGCAAGAAGTGCTACTGTAGTTGGAGCAGCTATCAGAGGTTTTAACGAAGATGCTTCAGAAGCTGCTAGATTTGCTGATGTTATGGCAGTTGCTTTTACGTCTACAGCTCTAGACTTAGAAAAGTTTCAAACTTCAATGACTAAAGTTTCATCTATTGCAGCAATGCTTGGATTTACATTTGAAGAAACAACAGCATTTCTTGGAGCTTTAACAGATGCTGGTATAGAAGCGTCTATTGCAGGTACTGCTTTGCGACAAATATTATTATTTCTTGGAGACCCCACATCAGATTTATCAAAAACTATAGGTATGACTGTAAACTCTGGTGAGGACTTTATTGTAGCTTTAGAAAAAATGAATGAAAAAGGAGTTCGGTTAGATGATATTTTGAAAGTAGTAAATCGTAGGCAGGTCGTTGCTTTTAACAGATTTTTAAACAGTACTGAAGCTATAAAAGGTTTGACTTTTGAAATGAACAATGCAACAGGTGCTTCAGAGGAGATGGCAGGTGTTATGGATGAAACAACAAGAGGTGCTTTTAAAAGATTAACGTCAGCATGGGAAGGTTTAATAATATCTGTTTTAGATGGAACTGGTAAATTTTCCAAATCAGTACAGACTGTAGTAGATGGTATCACTCGTATATTAAATAAATTTTCTGATGCTAACAAAACTTTAGAAGATGAAGCATTAGAAAAACAAACTAATATTATTAAAGAAGCAAGAAAACTTCAAGAAAAAGAAGGTGGTAAACTTAGTGATATTTTAAAACAACAAACTCGTGAAATAAGGAAAGGTATAGAAAGAATAGAGATAGAAGCTGCTGGTTTAGGTGGCATAGAAAAAGCTAAAGAAAGACTTGATGAGTTGAATGCTACTAAATTTTTAGCAAAAGAAACAGGTAATGAATTGACAAAACAACAAAAAGATGAGCTTGAAAGTTTAGAAAAATTATTATATTTCTATAATAGAGAAAAAATAGTTTTAGAAGAATTAAATGCTGAAACTGAGAAAACTATAGATTTAGAAAAAAAGAAACAAAAAGCAGATGAGGAAGAAGTTATAATACAAGGTAGTTTAATAAATCAACAAGAAATATTACTTACTGCTGCTAAAAATATGCCAGAGAGAACTGAAAAAGAAATAGCAGCTAAAAACCAAAAAATTAAAACAATAGAAACAGAAATTGATAGATTAAAAAAACTTGGTCTTGAAGAAGAAAAATTTATGTCACCTAAAGAGGAAAGAGATTATCAATTTGTAACATACGAAAAACTTATAGAACCAGATTTAAAAGCTGAAGCAAAAAGAAAAGAAATTAGACAAGCAACTATTACTGGTGCAAGAACTGTTGCAGATACTATATTTCAAATAGAATCACAAAATGCAGAAAGAAGATTTAAAAAAGAACAAGATTTATTAAAAACTAGATTAGAGTCTGGTACTATATCTCAAGAACAATATGAAGATCAAATAGATAGATTAAACAAACAGCAATTTAATCAAGAGAAAAGAGCTAATTTAGGACAAGCAGCAATGGATACTGCTTTAAATATTATTGAAGTTTTTCCAGATCCTATTAAGATGGGGTTAGCAGCTTTAGTAGGAGGAGCACAAATGAGTGTTATAGGGGCTCAGCAATACGCAAGAGGTGGTATGGTGCATGGTAAATCACACGCTAATGGTGGTGAGAAGTTTGCAGTTGGTGGTAGAGTAGTAGAATTAGAAGGTGGAGAAGCTGTTATCAATAAACGTAGCACATCTATGTTTAGGGGTCAGTTATCTGCTATGAACGCAGCAGGAGGTGGTGTTAAGTTTGCAGATGGTGGTTTATTGAATATGCCATCATTTGCTACAAATCAGTTTAATGCTGTTGGAATGAATGGACTCGCAGGAGCTATGAGTCAAGGAGGTAGAGTATATGTATTAGAAAGTGATATTACTAATACGCAAAATAATGTAAGTCTGATACAAAGTCAGGCAGGATTTTAAAAATTAACATATGTTCGTTGATAAAAAAGAAAAACAGAAAAGATTAGATATATGCAAAAGTTGTAACTTTTACAGAAACTTTTTAATGTTAAAATATCCAAAGTGGGATAGAGGAGCAAGATGTGCTAAATGCACTTGCTTTCTTGATGCAAAAGCAGCTTTAACAAAAGAGTTTTTTGGTAAATGTCCAATAGATAAATGGTAATATGACAGATTTAAAAACAATATCACAAACTTTTACAGAAACACAAAAAAAATTAATTATAGATACATTAAAAGAAAATGATGACTATAACAGAAATTACAGTTTACACAAAAAAAATTGTATGAATATTTTATTTGCTGAATGGCACAAATTATTTCCTGCACAAAAACAAGATATGAATTGTAGTAGTTGTAGAAATGCAGTAGTAAAGTTTTTTAAAACTATGCACATAGAGTGGGATACGCAAATAGAAATACCTAAAAAGAAAACTCGTGCCAAAAAATCTAAAAAATAAACCAAAAGTAATTTACGAGTACATAGAAACTTTAAGTATAGAGTTAACTAAAAGGTTTGGTGATGATCCTACGACTAAAGACATATTAAGACATCTTGTAGAGAGAGGTATGGTAGAGAAAAGAAGGTTAAGAAACTATATGATAATAACTGACTTTGATAAAATGCTCGTGCATAATGAAGGCAATAGAACTGCTACATTCATGGACTTATCTATAAAGTATGAAATATGTGAAAGTCAAGTACAAAATATTGTGTATAAAGACAGAAGAAAAAGTAAAATGTCTAGTAACGTATCGATAACATAAAGTTTTTTCCTTTAATTAGGTATCAATAAATAAATTCAGTAGTAATTTTGTAGTATGAACGGAAAATGGTACGAAATTAAAAACGAAGCATCTGCATCAACAGATGTTTATATTTTTAATGACATCGGTACTTTTGGTATAACAGCACAAAAGTTTGTTGATGACATTAAAGGTTTGGATGGACGTGACATCACTTTACATATTAACAGTGTTGGTGGTGAAGTTTTTGAAGGCATGGCAATGCACTCGATAATAAAAAACAGAAAAGGTAAGACTACTGCATACATTGAAGGTATTGCAGCTAGTATTGCTACTGTTGTTGCTTTAGCTGCTGATGAGGTAGTTATGAGTGAAAACTCTTTGTTTATGATTCATAATGCATGGGGTAATATTCAGGGTGATGCTAATGAGATGATGAAACAAGCACAGGTACTGGAGAAGATAAGTAACGAAATAGCAGAGGTTTATGTTAAGAAAACTGGTAGATACTATGACGAGATCATGGATTTAATGGATAACGAAACATGGATGACTGCTGAGGAAGCGTTTGAGTATGGTTTTATAGATACAATATCTGATGCAATAAAGGTTGCAGCAAAAGCAGATGTTTCTCAATATAAGAACATGACAAACGAAAAAGTAAATAAAATCCTAAATAGTAATTTAAAAAGTAGTAAAATGACAGAAGATTTAAAAAACTGGTTTAACAGTAAAATCGATGAAATCGTTACTAAGGTAAAAGGTGATAATAACTCTGAAACTGTTGTTTCTGACGTTGAGATTACTATTGCTGATAAAGAAGAAGTTATGAATAAACTTACAGACTTTGAAGCTAAATTATCTAAAGCTAACGAAACTATTTCTAATCTTACAGAGGAAGCTGCATCTTTAAATGGAGAAAAAGCAACTTTAACTGAAGAAGTAGAAAGACTAAACACTTTGTTAAATAAATCAGAAGCTACTGGTACAGAGATCAAAAAAGATACTGAACCAGCAGTTGTTGAAAACAAAGTTGTAGATGCTAACGCAGACTTTTATAATGCAATAGCACATAGAATTAAAAATAAATTAAAATCATAATTAAAAAATAAAATAAAATGGCAACAGGAAACGTAGCAAATAAAGGTACTTTCGCAACATATAGTGGAGCTGACCTTAATCAATTATTTTTTGAGCCAGTATTCAAGAGTGATGACATCATGCGTAACTATAGAGTAATACCTAATGTTAAGCGTACGATGAATGTCTATACGAGTGCTGCTCTTAAAAAAATTGTTCAAAGCTATTCAGGGTGTTCACCAACAAGTCAAGACCCTGTAGTAGACTTTAACATAGAGCAAAGAACAATAACAGCAGGTAGAATGAGAGTGGCTCTTGAGCAATGTCAAAATGAATTTCAAGATACTTACATTGAAGAACTTTACAAAAGTGGAGTAGATGTAATGAACCTTGAAGGAACAATGGTAGCAGATGCTATCTTAAATAGAACTGTATCTGGTATTGGTTCTGACGTAGTAAGATTAGCTTGGGGTGGTGATGGAGCAACTTCTGATTATAACCAAATGACTGGTTGGATGAAATTAATGGGAGATAACGCAACTGTATTAGCTGCAAGAACTGAGTTTAGTGCAGCAGACCCACTTAATCCAACAGCAGGTGAAGCACTTTCTTTAATTAGAAGTGTATATGATAATGCACCAGCAGCTCTACAACAAGTACCAGCAGGAGATAAGAAAATATTTGTAACACCAAAAATTTACAATGCTTACTTATCTAACTTAGAAGGTACTTCAGCAGATTTAGCAATTACTAATCAAGCAGAAGGAGTTTTAACTGTAAGATTTAGAGGTATAGAACTTGTACCAATGTATGAGTGGGATACTATTCTTGCAGATACAGACCCAGCATTATTCTTGAGAGGTGGTGTAAATGGTACACAAGGTATCTGTTATAGTGCAGTAGAAAACTTAGCAATAGGTTCAGATGTAACTGACCCAGAATCTTCATTCAAAATCTTCTATGATGATTTAGAAGAAAAAATGTTTGTAAGAGGTTACTTTAAGTTAGGCGTACAATTTATGTTCCCTTCTTTAGTACAATGGGGAATCTTTTACTAATAGTATGTAATAAAAGAGAGGGTATAAAAACCCTCTCATATTACTTTTAATAACTTTTAAAAAAATAATAACATGGCAATAGATACAGGTATAGCAATAGATTGTTCAGCTTTACAGACCACAGGTGGTATTAAGCAAATTTGTCTAAGAAGTTTTGCGTCAGATGATGTTGTAACTTACAGTAACTCTGCTGGTAAACATGATGTTACAAGCATAACAAGTGGTGGTGGTTCAACAGCTTCTTGGTTTGTTTTTGAATTTAAGAACGAAACTGCTGAGATGACAGTAAACGCAACTAAAGAAAATGGTTCTACAGTATTTGAGTGTGGTCTTAATTTTATGTTACCACAGATAAATAACACAAAAATGCACGAGCTTCAATCAATGCTTAATGAGTGTATGATGGCGATAGTAGTCACATCTAACGATGAAAAGATAGTTGTAGGTTTAAGTGAGAAGTACGCTAATGAGGATGTTCCTTTTAGAAATCAAACTTTCTTAAATTTAGCTAGTATGGAAGGTGGTACAGGAGCAGCTTATGCAGATCAAAATGGTTTGACAATTAATTTGTTAGCTAGACAATTCGAGCTACCAAGACAATATGATCCAGCTAGTGGTGCTGGTCTTGTAGTTGACACAGCAGCTTTGACAGCAACAACAACATAAATATTACTTAGGTTTGGTAACTCTGTAAAACTCTTAGTCATCCTAAAATATTTTTTATGTGCGATTGTAAAGAAAATTTATTAGATTTATCTAGTTTAAAAATTTACACACTTATGGCAACATATAAAGCAATAAAAAAATTAACAATATATTATGGCACTAATAGTGTTATAAGAACGGCATCAGCTTCTCAAGAGGAGTTAGCTTACCTATATGATGTTTTAGGAGCTACTGATGCAGTAGAAAAAATTGAAAAAACAAAAGATGGCTCAAAGAAAAGTAAAAAGCAAAGCAAGAACATCGACAAAGAGCAAGAGTAATACTTTTGAGTTCGGTGTTTTTAATTTAGCTACACCACAACATATTGAAGAACCACAAGACTTAAGCAGAGTATATACAGACTTTATACCTTTTGGTCAAAACAATTTGTTTCCTCAATATCTTGCAGAGCTAAAAAGAAAATCATCTACACACAGAAGTGTATTAGCACAAAAAACAATCTTTACAAGTGGTGCTAAGTTTGTTACAAAAAACGATAATCTTAAATCATACATCAGAGATGTCAATGCAGATGGCGAATCTCTTAGAGATGTATATAAAAAATTAGCAGATGATTACTATACTTTTGGTAATGCATATTTAGAAGGTGTATTATATGAAGGTGGTATGAATCTATATCATGTAGATGCAACTACTGTTAGAATGTCTAAGACAAAGAAAGATGTATATATACATCCAGACTGGGCAAGATATAAGATGGAGAAAAAGAAGATGAGTATTTTACCTTTATATCCAGTAGTACGTGACAATAGATTTATCATACATTTTAAAGACTACGAACCAACATTTAATTTTTATGGGTTACCAGATTATGTAGCAGCACTAGAACACGTTGCAGTAGATTATGAGATTGGTAAATGGAATCATACAAAGTTTCAAAATGGTTTTCAACCATCAGCAATTGTTGAGATTAGTGGTGACATGGGAGAAGATGAAGCTAAGAAGATGGTTAAAGAAGCACAAAAGAAATTTGTTGGAGAGGGTAACAACGGTAAGATATTATTTATTGTTAAGAATGGTGACACATCACCTGCTAACGTACAGATAATAAAAGATGATCAAGATGGTAGTTGGTTAGACCTACAGAAGATTACTGATCAAAACATTATCACTGCACACAGATGGCAACCTTCTTTATCTGGTATTGTTAGTTCAGGTAAGATGAATAACACAGGAAGTGAGATTAGAATAGCATATGACTTATGTATGACAACTGTTGTCAAAGACACAGCAGATATGTTGCTGAATAGTATAAGAACTTTATTATTTAAAGAACTAAACTACGAGCCAGAGGAACTAATGATACACTTTGAACCACCAATCTCTTACATAACAGATATAGATGTTAAAGAAGTATTGACAATAAATGAGCAAAGAAAGCTATTAGATGAGGACTTTCCTTTACTAGAAGGTGGTGATATGTTTATAGCAGACAGAGAGATTATAGTTACACAAAGAGATGATGATGGAGATGGACAGATAGAAGAACAAAAATCAGTAGAAATACAACAGTAATATGGCAAACGTAAATAACAAAGCAACCCTAGTAACAGCAGCAGAAGTAATTAGTAATAGCTTTACAAATGCTAATACAGACCCTGCACTTATATCTAGCAATTCTATCTTACTTGCAGAGTTAGCTCATATAAAACCTGTGCTTGGTAAAAAGTTTTACGAAGAGCTTAAGACACAACATGATCCTACTGGTACTTTATCTACTGCAAATCAAACACTAATGGATGACTTTCTTATAAGAACTTTATGTTGGTTTGTAAGGTTTGAAGTTATTAATGAGGTGCAAAGCAATAGTTCTAGTATGGGTATTGTAAACAATATTGATGAGTTTTCTTCTATTGTTGACCCCTCAGATCTTAATGCATACAAACAAGACACATATAGAAAAGCTAGTGTATATTTGAAAGACATGATGGATTACATGGATGATGAAGATCAAAATGGTTTATATCCAACCTATGAGTCTAACAGACCAAACAGAGGGTTTGCATATAAGAATCATGGTATTATAATGTACGATAGTATATATACAAAAAATTATCATCCTAGAACATATACAAGTTGGAAAGACTACTGTCCTTGTGATGACTGTTAAAAATATATAGATGGCAAATAACGAACATAAAAATTTAAGTAATGCAAATCTTCATGTGCCTAAAGATTTTAGCACAGCAAGTAATTCTACAACACTTACAAAAAACAGTAGTGGTAATTTATCTTGGATTAGTAATACTGATTTAGGTAAGCAAACTTATTCATTTAAAGGATATGCTACTTCTAATGTAATAAATAGTTGGCTTAGGGCACAACAAATGACTGATGGACAATCACCTAATGAATATAGTGCAAACACAAGCACTGCTGATTTAACAAGTATTACCTTAAATCCAACACAGCTTATGAAAACAGGTGCTCATCATGTTATAGTAGAAGCATCTACTGTTTACAAAATCTATGGTTGGGTAGGTGCAAATTCGACTAATACTTACAATATAGGCATAGCAAAATTTACACCAACAGCTAATAATAATTCTTCATTGAATCCAGTTTTAGTTGATGAAATTTCAGTTGTGGGTTTAGGGTCAACAAGTAAATTAGTAGCTGTAAATGAAACAACAATAACCAGTGCAAGTCTTGCAGCAGGTGATTTACTAATTGCTTTTGTAAAAGAAGTTTCAGAAGGAGATACAGGAGCTGATATATATTTTCACTTGCAAGTATGCACAACAACATATTAATAATTTAAAATAAAAAACAATGAGTAGATACGATTCAGACAACACATTATTACTAGAGATGCTAGGTAAAGGTGGTGCTAATAATATCTTTACAACAGCAGCTCAGACTGGTAAGGATTATTATGCAATACACTTTGTACAAGAAAGCGTTATATCAAGTATTACAGTAGCTAACGCTGATGGTGATAGTAACTTACAAACTACTATACCAGCAGGTACTACTATATTTTTGCGTATAACAGCAATTACTTTAAGTAGTGGTTTAGCAATAGGTTATAGAGAAACAGACGGAGACCCAACAGCATAATGTTACAGCTTGGCAATAAAATAACTGTAGGAGAACCTATATATAAGTTCCAAAACAATCATAGCGTAGACTTTGATGGAGTTGATGACTTTATACAGCTAGGCGAGCCTATAAGCTACACACAACACACTATAAGCACTTGGGTTAAAGTTACTAATAGTGGTTCTAGTAAAACTATTATAGATGCTAGAGACGGAAATGATGACGGTATAAGAATATTTTCATCATCTGCAGAAGTTTTAACATACCAACTTAATACCTCTGATATTACTTCAGGTAGTGCATTAAGCGTTGATGAATGGCATCACATTGTAGCTACTTATGATGGTACAACACAAAAACTTTATATTGATGGGCTTTTAGTTGATAGTGCTACTACTACACAAGAAGTAAGCGTAACTACAAACGCAAAAATAGGTGCAAGAAACTTTGATGACAGAGCAGTAGAGTTTTTAGGCAAAATAGACGAACTAGCAATATATGACAGAGCATTAACAGCAGCAGAGGTTACAGAGATATACAGAATAAAGTATGGTGCTAACTTAGTACAGAACGGTAGGTTTGATGAATTAGGTAGTGAGTTAGTTACAAATGGTGATTTTGCTACCGATAGTGATTGGTCTTTAACTAATGCTAGTATTTCTAATGGTAAAGTAATTGTAAATTCTACAAGTCCTGTATTTATAACTCAATCTAATGTAGCTACTGTAGGAAAAATTTACAAAGCAGTAATAACTGTTAGTGATTATGTAGAAGGTGCTTTAAGATTAAGATACCCTTTTACTGTAGGTGAATCAAATTTTACAGGAAATGGTACTTATGTTTTTTATGGTACTGCTACTGATTCTAGATTTGAACTACAAGGAAGATTTAGTGATCAAACATATAATTACAAAATAGACAACGTATCAGTAAAACAAGTAGACCCTAACGACAGGTGGACACTAGGCACAGGTTGGAGTATTACAAATGGTAAGTTGGTAGGAGACGGAACTAATACAGGTTTTGAAAACGCACAACAAAATAGTCTTACTGTAGTTGGCAAAACATATAAAGTTACACTAACAATAGAAGCTACAAGTGGGCAAGTAGAATTAAAAGGAAGTAATGTTTATAGCAGAGTAGATACTTTAGGTGTTGGAACACATACCTTAACATTTGTAGCAGATGCAACTTACTTTAGATTTTTAGCACACGCAGGGGCAACAATAACAATAGAAAACGTTATGGTCGAAGAACAAAAATATGTAGCTACTAACCTTAAATTAAATAGTGGTAACTACAAGTCGGCAGACCCTGTTATAGTATCTACAAAGAGTGTTGATTTTGACGGTAGTGATGTATATTTAGAGGTAACAAAAAAAGATTTTTTAGGCGAATCTGATTTTACTATTTCAATGTGGATAAAACCTGACACAGTTACAGCAGATAATTATTTTATAGGTCAGAGTACAGATGAGGATAATAGGTGGTACATTAGAGTAAGAGGTTCAAGTTCTCAAATTCAATTTTTTTCTAAAAATTCAGGTAATCAAGTTATTAGTGTTTTGGGTGGTACACCTATTGCAAATCAATGGAATCATATAGTGATTTCAGCAGACAGAGATAATAATTGTAAACTATATGTTAATAGCGTTCTATCACATACACAGGCAGCAGCAACAACTGCTTCACTAACTTTTACAGGTAATTTAAGAATTGGTAGCTTTGAACTATTTGGAGTTTATTTTGACGGCACAATAGATGATGTAGGTATATTTAACGTAGCACTAACATCTGACCAAGTTATAGAAATATACAATCAAGGAGTGCCTAGTAATTTAACAACGTCAAGTGCAGGTGCAGATGGTGCATTAACAGGTTATTGGAAGATGGGTGATGGCACACTAGACGAAGCACCACTAATAGCAGACCAAACAAATGCTACTTTAGGTAGTGAATT